TTAATGTCTGACCCAGATCATTTTCGCGTCTCTGGACCATTTGTGCTTCGTACTGTTGCTGGTAAAACTGGTTTTGTTTTTCCAGCTCTAAATTTTGCCTCAGAACTTGTTGCTGCTGATCTCTCAGAGCCCTTTGTTCCGGAGGAAGATCGTTGTAGTTAAGACGATCTAAAACGTATTGATAGATCTTTTGATCTGGGATGTTTAATCCACGGAAAAATCCATCAAGATCACCTTTATTGTATAGAGAACTAAGATCATTCCAAGTTTGCAGCAAAGGTTCAACTTGGCCCTTATAGCCAGTGTACTCTTCGCGCATCTTGTTGAAGCGATTCTTCACGTAATCAAGGCCGTTTGCCTTCGCCCAGATTCGCTTCACATTCTCTTCGTTATCTTTTGTGATGAAACCACGAGCCCACTCGTCGATCTCTCCTTCGACCTTGTTCTCCTGCTCATCACGGTATTTGAACCTATAGTCTGGTTTCCACTCTGCTTGAACAGACTGAGTATCAGTTTGGGTAGGTGTAACCTCACTCACTGGTGAGGCGGCTTGGGGGGCAGATTCACTTACTGGTGTACTGACTTCAGTGCTAGTCGCTGTGGTTTGCGCTTCCATTTTTATCCTTTCAGACAACACCGCCCTGCTGTGCCTGCCGATTGATCACAGTCTGCGCCTCGATTGGAGGTGCTTGATCAATTCCTTGGCCTGGGCTGAGTGTACTGGGTTGCTGCGAGGGAAGATTGTTAGATCTCATTCTTTCAGAGATGCCGAGTTTGATCTCGTCGGGCAAATCAACCATGTTCTCAATGGCTGAGCCCTGGTCTTGCAGTCTCTGGATGAGCCACGCCAATGCATCGTAAGGGATGCGAGCGCGTCTGTTCTTGTTTGGATCTCTAGGATCTGCAACGTAGAAATCAACAGGGACCATGAACCCTGTTGCTGGGATGATGTCGTTCTTCGCTGCGAGTAACTTTCTTTGCTGATCAGCCTCAAGAGCCTCGTGCTCTGCGACCTTTCGTGCGTAAAGTTCTTTGACGAACGGATCTAGGAACTCAAAATCAGCCTGCTTCATTCTATTCACCAGTCGCTTCACCACATATTTGTGATCGTCGTACTGATTTGCAGGCCGATACTCACCTCGATCGAGTGCTAGAATATCGTTCTTTACGTTAGCGTATTCCATCGTCAGATCGCCAAACGCTTCCTCATTGTTCGCGTATGGCATCGCCTGGAGCATACGACCCAAGTCTTCCTTGGAAAGCTGGCTTCCAGTGTACTGAAGTACATTCTGCATCGTGATCACACGTCCTAGTTTTGACTCTGGGTCGTCGGATGATTCCTCAATCACGATCTGATGAGATAAGTCGTCAGATTTTCTAAACTCTACGATGTTGATAAACTCTTTTCTTCCAATAGCTGGAATTAACTCAGAGTCTGAAATGTGAGCCTTCTTGAGGCGAAGTGCGATCTCGAACACATCTTTGAGAAACTGCTCAATCTTTTCAGCGTAGATCGTAAATCGCTTCTTTTGCCTCATCGATCGAAAGAGCATCGCGTATGGGTCAAGCTGTGCTGGAAGCTCTTCGTCTTCGTCTGCCATGTTCGCTAATGCGTACAGCTCTTCGATGTTGCGATCGACATACTGAACGTATTGATCTCCAGATCGGCCTGGGAGAATGGTCGGCATAGCTCCAGAGTACTTAACCACTCGAATGCCAGGAAGAGTTGACCCCTGTGTGAGCTTCGATCCGTCTTGAATCATGAGCTTATCTGCACCGAGTGAAAGCTGCGCCTCTGCCATGGCGCTTACAGCGCGATTTATTTCAGCCTGGATCGGTCGAAGCTGCTTGATAATGGATCTTGCTCTAGGAGAGGTGGCGATCTCATCAAAGCCTGCGTAGCAAATTGGAAACAGGCCAAGCGGAAGCTCACCTTCAAACAACACACCTTCTGCCGTGGTGATCGCATAGTATCCTCTAGGATACTGATGACATGGGCGGAAGTAATACTCGCGTACCATGGTCTGACCCTTGGCCTGCTTGTAGCTCGCAGTCGAGGCATCAAACACGGTGATCGTGTCGTCTGATGTTTCTTCGATGAACTTAAGTTTTGCTGGGTCGTTTCCGACCATGGCTTTCAGCTCCTTCGTGTCCACCATTTTCCGGTAGATCAGGAAGTGGCTCTCTTCCATGCTCTTTGCTTCTGGAGAACGAAGTAGGTTAAACGCATAGATGCGCTCAAACACTAGATCTCCGCTAAACACAGGGCGATCAGATAGCTGCACCTGACCAGTCATAGGGTCCATAACTGGGAAGCCAGTCTCTGGGTCAACCTCGGGTTCGTATCCAATCATCGTCCCCTTGCTCTCATCCCAGAAGACCTTAACGGCGACCTCACCGATGTTGATATAGTCTTCAACCCACTGACGGATCTTTTGCTTAATCTTGTGCTTGTGCTTGATGTCGCTCAGCACCGCTGTATGAAGTTCTGCGAGCTTCTGATCAGAGACTTCACTTTCATTCTTTGGCTTAATTGAAACGCCAGGAGCAAGACTCACAAGAGAATTCACGTAGTGCTTGGTGACTCGCTGGATGTGATTTTTAGTAATTCTAAGCTTCTGTTCGTTGGTAAGATCCTTAGACTCTCTGATTCTGTTCCAGAAGCGAGAGTTCTTCTTTGCGTAGTGCGATCCCTCGACCAGGAGGAGATTGCTTCGCTGCTCTGAGAACAGGTCCGCATCAACGGACTCTGCTTCGCTGTATAGTCTGTTTAACTCGGAAATATCGAGAGACTTACTCTTCATTTTCTAGATCTCCAGCGGCAAGAAGTTTTTCAAACTGCGCGGGGTCCTCTATCAGCGCCATCGATAGTTGATCTTCCCTCATCCTAATCTCTTCTTCTTCAAGTATGCGCTTGTCTTCTTCATCGCTCTTTTTAAAAGAGTCATCAAAGATGTAGTCTGTAGTTGAGTGTGAGATGCCGTGATGGGCAATCTCAGGAGATGATAAGTCGCCTCGTTTGTTTTCGCTGGCGAACCGAATTGAAAGTGATCCAAAAGTTAGCTCGGAGACACCACTTTCTCCACACTGCCGAATTATTGCACAAATGTCATCAGAGGTCATCTTAGGGCTCATAGAGTTCATTCCACCACTCAAACTCTTCTTCGATCAAGAGTTCAGATCCGTTTTCATCACCCAAGAGGCCACGACGAAACATCTCCTCGTCACTTATCTTCCGCTTTTCGCTAATGGTTGTTGAAGCTAGGTGAGACCAATTCCAATTGATCTTGCTTGTGGCGTACCGCAGGCTATCAATGAAATCGTCCGTGGCATGAGACTTCTTTGTGTCTGTTGATAGGGTGCAAAGCTCAGAGACCAAGGGCTCAAGCTCTACGCGGTCCTCAATCACTAACATCTTGTTCTTAAACAGTACGTTCAGCGTTTGTTCACCGATCGCGTGAGACTTCTCAGCAGGAGTGACTGTCACGCCACTTCTTGCTGCAATCGTTCCAAAGTCCTTAGCAGAGAAATCGAAATAAGCTGCCACTACCTGTAAACCACTGGTTAACTCCTGGTACTTGGATAGTACATCTGAGGCGGTCGTTACCACGCCGTCACCACGCCAGCCGCGACACACAATGCCCTTAGAAAAGTCAGGGCTCACCCTAAGGATAGAGATCGCCGATGGGTGGCTTGTGCCGCCTCCACCAACGTCAATCCCTGCGTATGTAAGCCAGCTAGAAGGGATCTCAGACTTATCGACTACATTCACGCTCCTGTCGAAGCAGGGGTACTTAAGTCCCTCATCCTTGACGAAACGACCGTAGACTCGGCGATCCACCTCTGCCTGTGATTTACAGGAGCGTTCGATGCGCTTGATGCGATCCTTAGTCCAGTGTGAAGACGTGCCGTCATCGTAAGTCAGACAGTCGTACATCGAGACTTGGCGCTTGAATGAGTCAGGGAACTTCTCTTTGCTGGTGCCGATCTCCTCGATCGTTCTTCGCCAGAGTTCCTGGCCTAGAGTCGCCGTAAACACCATGTGGAAGTAGCCGTCTGTGGCTGCGCGACGGAGGTTCAGCTCGTCGTAAAGATGCTCTGGAAGTTCTTCGTCGGTGAAGATCGCATGAACTGTGCCAGCCTGTAGGGCTTGTGGGTTTTGGGAGTAGGCCTTGAAGTAAATTGAACAGCCAGAGTTGAAGTGAATTGCCTTGTAGTCCTTGGAGTCCTTCTCAAAGTGCCAGCCGTATACAGGGTCCTCTTTGTATTTGCCGCGAGGGAGGAACTCACGCTCCCATTTGGTGACGATCTCGATGTTACAAAGATCGCGTGTTGGGTACAGGTACCAGAGCTGGACAGGGGGAGTGTGCCAGAGCTTAGGCCAAAGGTCTTTGGCAGTGGCCCAGTGGATGGCCTTGCGAATCTGTATCGAGCTTTTGCCGATCTGGTTTGCGGCACAGAGGAAGTTGTCCTTCTCGGTGCTCTCAAAGAACTCACGCGCCCAGGAGTAGAACTTCTGGCCGTACAGGTGTGGCAGGCCCTGCTGGAGTTCGAGCTTCTTCTCCAGGAGGGCTAAGCGTTCTAACTTGCGGGAGATCTCTGCGTCAGGTTTTTTCTTCTGCATCCTCAATCTCGTGCATAGGAACGTCTATAGCGCCAATACGGACTGCCTCTCGATCGCCAGCGGGTATGGCAGTGATCGTCTTTGATTCAAGCTCCCGGAGGCGTTTGTCGATGTCCTGGACGGTGTTGGGAACCTCGTGCTCCACGTTCAGAGAGACTGATTTGGATTCGATTCGCTGAACTGCGCTGCCGCGCACGCGGTTGTCCACGTGGGGGAAGGCTTTCATGATCAGTTCGATGTTCTTGTAAATCGGTTCGCCTTCCTCGTTCTTGATCGGAAGGTCGGCGATCTGGCGCAGCTTCTCGACCAGAGTGGATAGAGTTTCCTCCATCGACACCTTGTAGTCGGCAGGCGGGGTCATCACGAATACCAAGCGGATCGGGTCGGTACACACCTTCTCCAGGAAATGTCGGCGGGAACATACGCCTTTGACGATGTTCGTGACGTTCATCTGGAGTTGGTGGTCGCACACGCGGTTGTACTCGTTCCAGAAAGAGACTCGCAGAAGTTTGTCTTGATTGGAGAAGCGCCCAGTGGTCGTGTGACTCTCAAGCTCCGAGATGGACATGTCCCAGAACTCGTCTGGGATGCCGTCGTATCGACGCTTTAGGTTCTCAGGGAGAAGGTTTACGACTGACTTCGGATCTTCAGGGTCGCTGACCTTGAGAAGCATCAGTGGACTCCCTTGGAACGCTTGCGCTTGGCGGGGTCCTTCGT